ACAACTTTAACTGGTAGAACTGGTAATGCGTTAGCAAGATTGGTTGGCGGCGCTACTGTTGGTGGCATATCATCAGCTTTAGTTAATCCTGAAGAAACTGAAACAGGCGCTAGTATTGGCGCCGTTGCACCTTTTGTTGTACCGCCTGCAGTTAAATTTTTAGCCATAGGCGCAGGTAAATTTATTGATGCAGCTACAGGCAAACTTGCTAATGTTGAGGCAGGTAAGATTGCCCGTCAAGCAGCTGGTGATCAAATTAATCAGATCCGTGCAGCTAACGGTGCAGCACCAATAGACATTACTGCCGCACAAGCTGCTTACGGAATCGACAATGACGTCTACCAAGCATTTTTAGGGTTTGTGTCTGGCAAAGATAAGTCTAGCTATTATCGTGTTCTTAAAGATAAACAGAAAACAGAGCAATTAAATCAGTTAGCGCGTCTAGCTGGTGGGCCATCTTTAACGGAAAACCTAACATCCGTAAGCGAATTTAAAAATGCGTTAAACACTTTAATGACACCAATTCGTGAAACCGAGTTAGGCGCCGCTAATATTGCAGGTACGCTAGGCCCCAAATTACAAGGTGAAGTAACTATATTAGGACAGGCTGCAACAGATAAAGTTCAAGATGTACGTCGGTTTGTTGCGGCGGGTGACCGCGCAAGTGATCTTGCAACGCAACAAGTAGTTGAAAGAGGTTTGCCAACTAGCACCGCACGCTATACCTATGTAGGTGAGTTAGCAGATAAAGCCGATGAAGTAGCATCAAAGGCGGCGGAAGGGTCATTAATCTTTGGTCAAGCGGCACAATTTAAACAAGCCGCTTTTGATAGTTTAGCCGCAAATGGATTAAAACCTTTAACAGCTAAATCTGTCATAAGTCGCATAAACGGTATTTTGCGTAATCCTGAATTTGCAGGTAATGATGTTATTGAAGGCGCAGTTAAAAGTTTTGGTGATGATGTTGTTAAATGGACAGACAATAATGGCGTAATAGATGCGTTTGCGTTAGACAGTCTACGCAAAAATTCTGTTAACGCTGCCATTGAAAAATTACGCCCAGGACTAGATCAAACGGCTAAAAAGAACTTAGCCGCAAAAGTAATGGCTGACCTTAAAAATCCAATAATTAACGCCATAGAAGAAGCGGGTGGCACGGGCTATGGACAATACTTGCGTGATTACGCAGCTAACGCTCAACTAATTGACCGACGTAAATTAGCGGGTAAAGCGTTGTCCATGTTTGAATCGTCGCCTGACGAATTTATTAGACTAGTTAGGGGCAACAATCCTGACGCAGTAGAAAAAGTCTTTGGCCCAGGCAGTTTTAATATTTTTAAAGAGATGGGCGCTGATATTAAGCCTATGCAACAAATTGCTGACGAACTAACGCGCGATATTAAGATAGCCGAACAAGCTAAAACAGGCGCTAAAGCATTAGGGTTTGAAGATGAAAGCCTTGCTAAAAAGATACCAGGCTTTGTAGGTTATAAGACCGCTATAGTTAAACAGGTCATACGAACTTTAGAAAATAAAGTTAGCGATAAAACAATAGATATACTAGCAAATGCTGCCAAATCAGGCAAAAGTATGAACGAAATCTTAAATACTTTACCTGCCGATGACCGTATTCAAGTATTAAAAGCGCTTAAAAATGCGGCTAATCTTTCGGGTACACGCGCAGGCGTGGCGAGTCTTACTACCCCGCCAGTTAACGCATTAGCTCCTGAACAACAAAACCAAAACGCACTTGCAAGGTAAATATGGAAGCCGAGAACAATACACGAATTAGCGTGCATGAGGCAGTATGCGCGGAACGATATAAGCGCATCGAGGAATTATTTGCTATTGGTGAAAAACGTATGCACCGAATCGAGTATATGTTGTATGGAATTTTAGCGTTTACGTTCTTTGGCAAGGACACTTTCATGCAGTTATTACAAACCGTCATTGTAAAATGATGCCCGAAGGATTCCTGATTGAGAAACTAGCGCCTGCCCTTGGTGGTTTGTTTGGTGGCTTGTCGCTTGCTATGTTCTGGACTCCTGAAAAACTACAGGAAAAAGGTAAGGTTGCGTCTGTATTTATAGCTGGTGGAATAAGCGCAATGGCTGGCTTTGCGTTCACAGGCATAGCTGCTGAAAAGTTAGGTATTAGTTCTGATAAGCTAGACGTGTTAATTGGACTAGCGTGGGTGCTTGGAATGTGTAGCGTAGCTGTCATCAATTGGGTGTCTAATTACATGGTAAAACGTGAACACATGGACATTGGTGAAGTAGCTGAAGAAATTAAAAACAAAAGAGCAAAGAAATGACAGTCGTTCATTGGCTCATGTCTATTCTAGTAATTGAACTAATTGCAGTCTTTGTAGTAGCTTTCTTAGCGTTTTCGGGATTCTTTACAGATATGCGGATGTTAAGCAAGATTGGTATCTTTGTTCTGACTACTGGTTTAATGGTGCAAGTCATGCGTTCATTACACTTCTTTGAGTATGGTGTGTATCCAGTAGACACTTTGTTTCCGTTATGGATAACCAAAGATATTGGCGCATCTATTATTATATTCGACTTGGCGTTGCTACATTTTAGAAAGGCTAAATAATGTTAGGACTTGACGCAATACTAAACATAGGCGGTAAGTTAATTGATAAGCTAATCCCCGATCCAGAGGCAAAAGCTAAGGCACAGTTAGAATTGGCAACACTAGCGCAAAACGGAGAGCTGGCTCAGTTACAAGCAGATGTAAGCGAACAGCAAGAGTTGACCAAGCGCGTGCAAGCCGACATGATGTCAGACTCTTGGATGTCTAAGAACATTCGTCCTATGACCCTTGTATTCATTCTAATTACATATACCACGTTTGGCATGATGTCCGCATGGGATATTGAAGTAAACAATAACTATGTAGAATTGCTAGGACAATGGGGTATGCTCATAATGAGCTTTTACTTTGGTGGTCGTACTCTTGAAAAAATTATGGATATGAAGGGTAAGAAATGATTAGTAATTGGGATAAGTCGTTTGATATGGTCATCGCCCATGAGGGCGGGTTCACTAATGATGAGCGTGACCCTGGCAATAAGTTACCAAATGGTCGCAAAGGTTCTACCATGTTAGGGTGTACGCAAGCCAATTGGGAGAAGTACATAGGTCATGAAGTTACACAAGATGATATGAAAGCGTTAAAGAAAGAAGATGTTAAACCGTTATACAAAAGAGATTATTGGGATGCCGTTCGAGGTGATGATTTACCTGCTGGCGTGGATTACGCCGTGTTTGATTTTGCTATTAATGCTGGGCCAACCGCTGCTCGTAAGATGATACAGAAAGCCCTTGGCGTGACTGCTGATGGTTCTATTGGCCCTGCAACCATGAAAGCAATCCAAGATGCAGAAGGTAAAGACTTGCTAGACAAGTTCAGCAACAGCAAAGAAGCGTTTTACAAGTCGTTGCCGACCTTTCAAACATACGGCAAAGGATGGCTCAAGCGTGTTGCTGACGTGCAAACATCGGCGTCAACCATGTTAGCGTGACTGTTGCCTAGCCATCTCACGCGCTTGCATACATAACTCAGCGTATTTCTTAGCGGTATCAGGGTGCCAGCCACCCATCAATACGTCACAGTTAACCTTTGCTCGATCTTCTCTACGCGTTAACTCGGTCATAGCGACCAAGTAAGTGCAAACAATAATGCCGAATAACGCTACTAAAATAACTACGCCGTCTGTTTTCATATCACGTCTCCTAGTAATCCTACTGAATAACGGCTTAGTAAACGGAGCTGAAACTTCCGCAACGCCATATTTTCAATCTCGCTAACTCGACTACGGGAAATCCCTAACTCATCTGCAACCTCTTGCTGGCTCATATAATTTTCGTTGTTTTGTGGCTCAGGCACATAATCGTCGTAGTCGTCGTCCATTAGTAAGCGCCCTTCTTCGGTGCGTTAACGGCGTGGCAACAATATCTCTCGCCCATTTGCTTAATCATCTTTTTAGAATCTTCAACTTGCTTCTGACGTAATAACTCGCATATCTCAGGGTTAAATCGCCCTGCCCGAATCATTTGCGTGATCATATTCTTATCGGTATTATTCATAGTTGCTCCTTGTATTGACTTGTCGATAGGCTTGGATAGCCGTTCGCAAGTCTCGTTTTAATAATTCTATCTCATAAGTATCCTCTAAAATTCGAGAATACGCTTCTGTTGCAAATTCAACTAAATTGGCGTGTGACCAAGCATAGAAATCAGGTTCGGTCATGGCGCAATAGCTTCCTTCATAATCTCAATACGTTCACGGCTAACCCGCAAGGTGTTATACCTCATGTGCAAGCGTTCCATAATGGATGCACGTTTGAGGCCACGTCGCTCCTCAATCAGCATAATTAATACTTCAGACTCATTGAGCTGATTCAGTACGGCTTGCAGCTTGCGCCAACTTAGCGGTTTCATGTTCGACCTTTCTTTGTAATTCAATAGTTTCAGCAGTAATTTTTTTTAATGATCTAAGCGCAGCGTTGTACTGCCTTGCCCTGATCGTTTCCTCAGCCATCGCCGCCTTCAGCTTGGCTTTGTATTGTAATAACCTTTTCACTTCTCTCTCGCTTTCTGTAGTAACGCTTTAGCAAATTTATAGACGTCGCTATACTGGTACGTTTGATCTTCCGTAAAGATAGAACCTGCAAGGGCTTCTATTTCTTTGTCTGATACGTCACGCAACTTATAAAGTGGCGTCAGTTCAAACATAGGGTTTGGTGGCATTTCTTTAAAAAGTACGCCACTTTCAGACATATACGCTACTGATTCAGTCATTTCTCACTCGCTTTCTGTAATATTGCTCTAATACATTCAAGTTGTAACCATCCAAAATTCTCTACATCAAAATACTGGTCGTACACTTCTTTTATTTCATCTTCTGTTAACTCACGCAACTCAACTTCTTTAGATAGCCGATTAACTTCTAGCATCAGCCGTGCAATCGTACCCTCGGCACTCTCTAACAATTTAATCAACTGTTGTTCGTTCATGTCAGCTCCTCCATAGCAATCTCCGATAACGCCTTTTTGTCCTTTAAGGCACCCAAAATGCGCTCCTCAATCGTTTTCGTTGTAATCAGGATGTAAACCCATACGTCATGCTTTTGACCACTCCTATGCAGTCTACCGATGGTTTGCTCGTAATACTCTAGCGACCACGGCAGAGACACAAACACCATCTTGCATCCGCCATGCTGTAGGTTTAGCCCATGCCCTGCCGATAGTGGGTGAATTAACAACAGTTCTATTTCGCCTGCGTTCCAACGTGCAATTGACTGCGGATCGTTAATTGTCTGCGCGTGAGGATAGCGACGCTTGAGTTCTGCCAGCTCCTCAACGTAGTTGTAAACGATAATCGTATTCGCCCGTTGGTTCTCGTTCAGCAGCTCATCTAACATATCAAACTTATGGGTACTAAACCAAATAGGCGTCTGGGTGACGTTCATGCGCCCAGGTGTATTGGATGCAGTCGTTTCGGTACTGTAAACAAACCCTGACGACATCTGTTGTAACTTCTGTGTGACTACGGCTGCGCTAACTGCCGTAATTTTTTCTTTACCGAACTGCACAACAAAGTCCTTCTTCATCTTCTCATAATGGCTACGGTCAGCCATATCACAACGCATCTCAACGACGTGTAGCGGTGGCAACTGATCGGCGTACTCGCCAGCATCTAACACAAACGTCGCAGGCTTAATCGTGTGCATGACTTCAGGCAGCGCGCCTTTGCGTGGCGCCCACTCGCCAAAGTCTTTGTTCATTAGGATAAAATATTTTTGCATAAAAGCCCCCTTAGACCGCCCTAATAGCTGTTGGTCAATGATCTTACATTGTCCAAACACATCTTCAAGGCCATTGCTAGTAAACGATCCTGTCAAACCCCAACGTATTTTGATGGAGTCAATGACTTTATTAAGGGCTTTGAAGCGTGCGCCTGACGGATTTTTTAACCTAGTCAGCTCATCGAACACGATACCGTCGAAATCCATGTCGTCTGGCAACGATTGCAGATTGTCGTAATTAGTTACAACCACTAGCGCTTTAGACTCAAACGCTTCTTTGCGTTGCTTTGGTGTGCCGACAGCTACGGCTAACTTCATAAACGGCGCCCACTTCGGCTGCTCAACAGGCCATACATCCGTGCAGACACGCTTCGGTGCAATGACTAGCCACCTAGTTACAACGCCGTTGTACAAACAATCGTACATGGCGCGTAGCGTAATCGCCGTCTTACCTGCGCCAACAGGCGCAAGAATCATCGCACGATCATGCTCGTACAAAAAATCAGCGGCTATCTCTTGGTAATCACGTAATCGCATGGTTAATCCTTTTTCCAATCCAAGCCACTACAGGTACTGCCCATGAATTACCAAGGGCTTTGTAGCGTGAGCCGTCTGGTGTGTCTTTACCCTTTAACCTAATGTCCGTATAGCCGTCAGGAAAACCTTGTAATCGTTCACATTCTTTTGGTGTTAAACGTCTAACTGCCATTTGTTGCATGACTCCACCAACATGGTCAATATGCCCATTACCACGCAATGTTTGCGTTGATTCTTTGCTAAGTGTTAAGTTATATGTGTCAACTGCAGTTGTTACAATACTTGGCTCATGTCCATGTGTTTCTCTGCGTAAAGTACCAACAATCCCTGTTTGTGATGTATTAATAACAGACCCACCTTGATCTTCTAATACGATAGGTTGCGCTACAAATACCTGCGCATGATGCGATTGTGGGCTTGGTTGCAATGCACCAATTGAATTAGCAACATCTAACTCCGTAGCGCTAAACGTATTGGCTTTAGCATCTTCACGAATACTGTAAGCAACTGCAATCCCACCTTGATTAGCAGTTGGATTTAAACAACTTGTGTCTAATGTTTTAGATAACTCAACCTGCCTACATCCGCTAATTGGATTGCTTGATTTCATTGAATTACTAGCAAGGCTATCAAAAGAATACGCTTCTTGAACTATGCCCCCAACGCTTTCTAAAGTACCCCCACTTGGGCTTTTAATAGTTTGATTAACATCTGAAAGACTTAGATTATACGAATCAAAAGCCTGAACCAAGGGTACGTTACCGCCGCCAGTACCCCATCTTGAGGTAACAGTTGTACACGTTTCGCCCATTTCTTTAACTCGGCTATCCGCAGGATGATTTTCATACGCTATTAACTTCATCATCGTAGGGTTGCAATCATCCGAACTAATACCTTTGTAATCT